TGCGCGGATGCGTGTGCGGCGGTGCAGGAGTCGTGCCACGCCTGGGCGCTGTCGATGGCCGGCTGCGCGGCGGCGATGTCGGCATCGAGCGCGGCCAGTTCGGGTTGCTGGCGGGTGACTTGCGCGGACAGCTTGGCGTAAAGGGTCGGGGTCATGTCGTTTCCTCAGAAGGTGATCCAGCCGGACTTGTCGGCATTGACCATGACGCGGATCACGCCCCACTGCGTCGATGTGGTCTGTGCGCTGGTGCTGCCGTTGATCGTCTCGGAGCCGTTGGCATCGACGTTCAAGGCGTTGCCGCTGCTGTCGGTCTTGATGCGGATGAACACCTGACCCGCCGTCGTACCGCTCAGGGCTGGCAGGGTGTCGGTGCGGGCAGCGCCGGAACAGTCATAGGTAACCACACCGTCATAGACTGTGCTGCTGTAGTCTGCGGTTTTGGCGGAAATGCCGAGGGCCAAAGTTCCGGCCCGCAGGTTTCGCAACGTGCTGGAGCCGCCGTCCGTGATTTTCAGGACGCCCGCCGCATCGCGGGCGATGCCGGCATCCACGGTGCCAGATGTCGAGTTGAAGCTGGAAGCGGATCCCCACCGGGCGATCTGGCCCGACCCCATGTAGAAGCCACCCGTCGAGCCATCGGCCAGGAACCACCAGCCATTGATGTTGTGCGGCGTAATCGAATAAAGCTGGTGCGCCGTCTGGTTTGCCTCTTGAGCCGACACAATCTGCCCGGCGGGCGTGACATAGAACCGCGAGGTTCCTGCACGCGCAATGTCCAGTACGCGGGAATCCGTGGCGCTGGCCGTGTTGGTGACGTTGAAGCGGATTCCGGTCATCGTGACACCGGCCGCGTTCCACGTCTGCGACAGATTCAGAACCGGCTTGCTGGTGGTGACCGTCTCGCCTCCTAGCGTGAGCGACGCACCGTCCACGCTGGAGCCTGTCACAGCGGCAAAACTGCTGCTATTGCGATACTGCAGCTCGGTGCCAGAGCCTGCGGGGGTGTACAGCGTGTCGAAGTACGTCTTCAGCGTCGCCTTGATGTTGGCCCACGTCAGCTTCTTGCTTGCCCCGGAGGCCTCGCTGTCGCGCAGGTAGGTCTCGTCCGCATCGACCGGCGTGGTCTTGGACGTCAAACCGTTGATCCAGTCCTTGAACGCAGCCATCAGTTTTCCTCCAGGACGGTCGTGCCGTCATCCTCGTACAGCGCCGTGACGCCGTCATCTTCGTACAACGTGTCTCCGGGAAGTCCGCTGGAGAACAGGCACGCCGCGCCCGTGCCGCCAATCTCCGCCCCGGTGACAGCCACGACCCGCGTGGCTGTGCCCTGCGTCGTGTTCGAGACGTCGGCGACGGAGCCAGAGCCGACAGCCATCAGTTGCCCGGCAAGCCGGCCTGGATGATCGTCGCTGTGGCGGACCCGGTGCCGGAGTTCACCAGCACCTTGATGGCGCGCACCGGGAAGGCGTAGTTCCCGTCCGCATTGGCCGCCTGGGACGCCAGCGTCGGGTGGCTGAACCACACCGGCGTGACGCCCTCGGCCAGCACATTGTCGAACGTGTGCTGGATGGTGTAGTTGACGGTGCCACTGACCACCACCCCGACGCTGACGTTGAAGGGCGACTGGTAGTGATCCAGCACCGCCATGCTGGACGAGCCTGTTCCGGTCTTGCTGATCGTGATCGGGCGCATGTCGCCCTCCTATCAGGAAGCCTGGGTGAACGTGATGCCGGCAGCAACCGCACTGAACGCGTAGGCGAACCAGCTGGTGCCGTCACTGATCAGGTCCACGCGATCGCCGGCCACCGCCTGCCCGTCCACGAACGTGATGGTGTCGTCGGCCGTGCCAGTGTCGCCGGCGGCGTCAGCGGCCACGAAGTGCTTGCCCACGATGATGTTGGCGCTGCTGGCCGTCACGATCGTGTAGCTGGCACCGACCGGCGCAGCCTTGACGATGAAGCTGTACGCGAGACCCGCGGCCGGGGCCGGCAGGGTGGTGGCGAACTCGGTGGCGGAGTTCAGGAAGAACGTGGTGCCAGACTGCGCGGCCGTGACCGCGCCGGCGGCGGTGAGCGTGGTGTTGGCGGTTGCGCCAGTGACGTTGCCGGACACATTGCCGGTGACGTTGCCCGTCACATTGCCCGTCACGGCACCGATGAAACCGTTGGTCGACGCGACCGGCCCGGAGAAAGTCGTAGTACCCATAGCTCACCTCATGCGTTGAGGTGTGTCAGTCTGCATGAGCGTCAGCCGGGACTGTCTGGCACACCGGGAACCCCGGAATACGCGCAGCGTAACACTAGGTTGCGGTGGGGTCAAGGTATTCAAACCGCCAGCCCTTGAACGGGCCCTTGGTCAGCGGCTTGTTGGCATTGAGCGCGCGGTGTACCGTGGGGGCTTTGAGCCCGGTGGCTTCGCGTAGCGCAGTGATCGACGTGTAGTCCGCTGGCTCTCCAGTGGGGGGTACGGCCCGCACCATACGAGACATCTTGGCTCGGGACTCTTCGGTGTGCGTGCGCCCGAGCCAGTGCGAGTAACGGCCGGCGGCCGCAGCCTCCTGGATCTTGCTACGCCCCTCGGGAGAAAGTTCGCGTCGGGGCTTCGCCACCCCCTTCTGCGCAGCACTGATCTTGGCCTTCGTCTCTTCGCTGCGAGTCTTACCCTGCCAGTACCTAGACGGGTTGGCCAGCTTCTTTTGCCGGATTCGCTCTTTGGTCTCTTCCGTGTGCGTGCGCCCAACGCGGGGGTGCGCACTGGGGTCGGCGGCGTAGGTTTCGCGCAGCGACGCTGCAATTTTTTGCCGGTGCTCTTCCGTCTTGGGGACGCCAAACTGCGGGTGCTGCTCTGTGGGTACGCCACGCCACGGCGCAGTAGCGTCTTTGGAAAAGTTGTAGCACTGGTCGCTGCCTACATGCGCATCCAGCCAGCGCTGCTCCGCTACCCGCAAATTTTCCGCGTGCGCGACATGCTCCACCACCTCAAACGCAAATGCGGTAGCGCCGTACTTTTGCCATGCTGCCTGCAAATGTTTGCTGTGGTGCGTGCCGCGGTTCAGACGCTTACGGTGGACCCGGAAACGCCCCGCCTGATCCACTGTGGATCCGACGTAAAACTTTCCGTTAACCAGGTTTACGATACGGTAAACGATGCCAGACATGAGAGCTCCTTAAAAAGAAGCCCTAGTGTATGACATCTGGCCCTATACTGCAAGAACCAGAATGTCGTGGTTGCTGCGTGTCGAAAAAATCGTTACGCAGCAACCACTTACGTCACGCGCCGGCGGATCCCCAGATGCCCAATGCATCGGACCAGCCAAACGAGTACCGCTCCCTCGCCTTGTAGCGGACGTTGCCGGTCTCGAAATCGCCTTCCATGCTGGTGGACATCGCCACCCGTTCGAAGTGCTTCAGGCCGTTGGGAACGTCCGTCATCAGGAACCACGCACCTGGGTCGGTCAGGAAGTGGTTCACGGTGTAGCCGCCCGGGATCGCCCCCATCTGCTTGATGGCGTTGATGTCGTTGTCGGCCGTGGCGACGCGCAGCTCAGTGTCGAGCAGGCGCTTGGCGACGAACATCAGGGCGGGCGGGATCACCAGCTTCTTGGGCTTGGCGGCGATCAGCAGACCACGCTCGTCCGTCCAGGCCGCGATCTGGATCACGGCGTTTTCCAGGGCGGTCTCGTTAAGATCCACCCCGGTGGTCGGGCTGTTGTAGTTCACCGCGCCGTTGACCAGCGGGTGGCCGACACGGGTGGGCACCGTGTTGAAGCCGAACAGCGAAACGCCGTCACCGCCGGCGTAGTTGCCGTTGAAGCCGTTGTTCAGCACCGCGGCCGCCTTCACCTGCTTGGTGTAGGCCATCGCACGGGCCAGAGCCTTGGTGTACCGGGCCGACAGGGTGTCGTACAGGTTGTCCTCGACCGCCTCTTCGGTGATCGAGAAGCCCAGGGCGATGGTCTCGTGGGTGTATCGCGAGGTGTAGGCTTCCTGCGCGTTGTCGTACGCGATCGCCGAACCTTCGTTCTTCACCGGAGCGGCACCGAAGCCGGAGAGCTTGGTCTCTTCCTCGAACGAGCGCTCGGACGTCTCGGTCTCGTAGATTTCCTTGTGCTCTTCGCCGTAGCGCTTGTACTCCATGCCGTACAGGGCATTGAGGCCGGGGAGAAGCTCCTTCAGGAGCTGGGCACGAGAGATTGCCATTTTTCGTCACTCCTTCAGGATCAGGCCAGACCAGTGGCGTTGCTGTACGAATGGATGCCGGCGTTGAACTTCACCAGCAGATCCGTCTTGGCGTCGCCGACCGAAGACGTGGTGCTCTCGACGAAGCCCACGATCCGGAACGGATAGCTCGCCGTGGCAGCTGCCGAAGCGCTCACCGCGGTGGTGGAATTGCCGGTCGTCGTCGAACCCGTGGACGAGCTCTGCGCGGCGGCCAGCTGGACGTTCTGGCCCAGGCTGGTCTGGCCCACGGAGCCATCAGCTTGCACCTGGAACACCACACGGTCGTCGTCGATGACGTACGCCTTGATTGCGGAGCCGGTGGGCGCCACGGTGTTGGCCGGGTAGTACTGCGAGAAGATCAGCTGCCCTTGGGCGTTGACATACTCGCAACCCACGAACACACCAACGACGCCGGCCGGGAACGCATCCGAGCTGGCCCCGCCGATCGTGGTGACGATCTCCAGGTAGCCCGACGTGTTCACGGCCACGATGGAGCCGTTGAAGATGTTGGTGTTGTACCCCGCCGGGTTGATCAGAAACTGACGGGTGCTTCCTGCGTACGGAAGGCCGCCGAGCTCATTGACGGCACGCAGGCCGTAGGGAGCAGCAGTGGATGCCATGAAAACCTCCTGTTACTTGGTACCAGAACCGAAGCCACGCCCGCGGGTCGTTTCGGAGCGCTTCTCCGAGAACAACGGCATGCGCGGATCATTGTTCCGCATGAAGTGATTGTCGACGGACTCCATCTGCGCTTGCGCCTGCCCGTTGTAGTACGCAGCGCGCGCTCCAACGTTCTCGGCCGGCATCTTGCACAGCATGAGGCCGCCAATTTCCACGTTGCCCTCCGCGTTGCCCCGCAGGTG